ATTCATGAGTTTAATAATGGCCTTCTGATAAATGACCGATATTTTATCACTATTATCAAATTTGTCGCTGTTCTCGGTTTTCCATTGCGTCAAAGCTTTGATCATGCGGTTTTGAAATGTTTTCAATATTACTATCATATCATTGAGTTCCAATTTTCGCCATTTAATAGCCATATTTGTGTCTTCTTCGGCAATATAAAAAGTATTGGACTTTTGTGTGAAACATTGAATTGGATATATATACTCGCTTGCCTTATTTAAATTGAATTCAAGAACCTTTTGAATAGTATAAAACAGCGAATTTTCCATTAGCGTTTCAAAATGGTCAATATTCACAAAGAAGTTGTGCTGTATCCACTCGGTAAATATCATTGTTGGCTTAATATTGGTATTTAACCAAGAAATTATATCTATTTTTTGTTTTTTTCTGCTGACCCATTGCTGTAGGTGCCCGTATTTTTCTTCCATTTTTGTCAATTTAATGCTTAACTGCTGTACAATACTTACCAACTCGCTATAACTTGGCATATCATCTTGTTCCTCTGATGCTACTTTTTTTTCCCATTTAGATTTAGCTTTAAAATCGCATAGGATTTTATGTTTGTCGTATGATGATTTACGAGTATACTTTTTTTGACAAACTAGACAATTAAACTGATATGTGGGATCGCCAATCATATTGTATATTAATGAAATAACGTGACAAAATAATTCTTAAATCAATTTTTTACGTTATTCCATAATTAAATAATAAAATAATAGATTAATACATATGCTATTTGATTTAAGTCGTCGTATTTCTAGAAATTTGTTATTAGGTGATCCCAAATATATAGCACCAGTATACAGTTGCCGCAATTGTAACTCCAATTTAGCGGGAAGCGATCCAGCAAGTCAATATCAACGGCAAAAAATAATCCAAAATACTGTGAGGGTGTATGCGTCTCTTTATACAGCTAATTTAGGTGCTCTTACGTCATATAGACAACCGCTGCCTACACCGCAGCTAGTGGAGCAAGCGGGCACAGTATACGAGGTTCCGGGGGGTGTAAATTGGAACCAAATGAGTGACCGATATAGACCATCTGTACAAGTGGCTAAAACAGCTAGTGGTTCTACATACCATCCTAGTAGCACACGTCACACTATTGTTAGAAATCGTCCAAACGCGTTGACGCCGGGTGGTGTAGGTGTAGATATTAAACATAATTCGTATCATCGCTACCTAAATAGGCTAAAAGGTAAGAGCGCTCTTAGACGCGGTGTTATACCACCGAGATACGGTGAACCCATTCCATTCAACAGAGCGTTTCCTATTTATGGTGGAAAAACAGTTAAAACGAATATTGTTACGGGATGTGATTGTCCCGACGTGCCAATTAACGAAGTGGCTGACGAACGCATTTATGGACACAAAAGCAGCGCATTACAAGATGAAATTTATTCGGTTACTTATCAGTTTAACGAGGGAGACCTAGTTTATGCCAAAAAATCAGCAACAGACGAAACTTTATATAAGGCAAAAATAATACTCATTAATGATGATAACTATACAATTGAATTTTTGGATAATAACGATATAATAATAACAACTAGGGCTAATTTACTTATATATTATGATTGCGATTGTAAACCCACGTTATCTATAGAAGAATATATTTTAGCAAATCAATTTAATCCGAATAATACAAGTAAATATATTGAATCTATGAATAACTTTTATTGTGATTTGTTAAATAGAGTGGTGACCAAAACGATTCTTTAGCCGATATTATAAAAATTGTATTACAAAAATAAAATATATGTTTTTATATATGCCAGCACACGGTTCACGATTCGTAATGAATTTTAGCAATAAAACACAATTAGCGCCTTTTAATCATTCGTTATATAATAGTATAGCGGCTAATGTGGTTGCCGCACCCAAAGCAAGAGTCGCTTCCAATGGCGGCGACTTTCGTGCTCCTATGATTAGTCGGGTTCACAAAGCCAAAGCGGGTTGTAGTGCTTGTGGTAAAAAAGTAGCATAATACTGTATGACTTGGCCATTTTACAAATGAAAACAAAATAATAGTATAATAAATATATACTATTATTATAATGCCTAGAACTCCCTACCTATTTCAATCTTTAAACGGAGCCGTATTAGAAAACTCATCAAATAGTAATGTAACCGCATATCCACAAACATTACTACATCGTTCGGGGAACTATATTAGTCTCTTTTATACTACTCTATTACCATATAATAAGCAATACAATAATTGTACCAATACTTTATGCTATACTCAAAGCAAGGGCACATTTGTATATAAACCCCATAACGATTATGGTATGGTAGGAACGACTGCTGCGGCGTATTTGTTTCGTCGGCGTAGATTGTAGGAAGTTTCTTTAAGTTGTTTTAAATAATATATAACAATAAATGGCGCGAAAAAAAGGCGCGCTAGGCGTCTTTCTTTACTTCTTACTAATTATAATTACATTAAATGTTAGCGTTACAATAATAATATGTACTATACAAATTTTTATATTTTTATTAGGGAGGTTTATATCATAGTAGTTAGAACCACTCCATATTGCCGACTTCAAAATCTACATCCATTTCATGGACTTCTTCCGGGCGGGGCGCATTCTCGTAATAAAGCCCCTCTTCAAGTGTAGCTTGCCAGTTGTAGCCGAGGCAGTGGGCGTCGTGCATCACATAGTCATGTACGTTGTCAAAATGGATGTCACAATAGTCGCAATATAGGCCAGTTGTGGTCTTCACTTCTGAAGTGGCTTGAGGACATGGCACGCATAGCAACTCGTGTCTAAGCGAATCGCATAATGGGATGTCTTTTCGGCAAACTTGGCACCAAACGTGTGGTTGCGACTCCTCCTCTACATCCATCTCCTCCGAACCCATCTCAACACATGCTTGTAAAATATCAGCATCAACATCGCTTAATGGATAATGACGTAAGCGCTTGCGTGCTAATAGACGATCATCTTGCTCCTCTTCGTCGTCGACAAGCATATCGTCTGTTAGTGGCTCATTCAAATCAGATGACACATTATTCACGTCAAAGCAATACTCATTGTAATACTTGTATCTGAGCAAGTCATCAGCCCAAGCATATTGTTCTGTAAGATCCACGCAATACTCGTTGTAATACTTGAATCTGAGCAACGCATCAGCCCAAGCATATTGTTCTGTAAGATCTGTATCCATATTGTAAAGGTTTTAAATGTATTGAAGTAATTAAAGTAATTAAAGGTATTGTGGTAATTGTTAGTTTAAAAGCTATAAGATTTGGTGTTGGCACGCGCTTTGTTGGTTTATATATAATGTTTTTAGATAGCGTTTAAAATATCAATTTTTTAATTTTTTAGTAAAAAAATAAAATACTAAAAAATTTGTTTGAAAATAAAAGAATAGTATGTATGTTTAAAATTAATTGGCTCGCTTCGCTTATCCAGTTACCTCTACTGCTTGTTCCGCATTTTTTTTGTTTCCATACTCATTCAACATTTGGTAAAATTCTTGAACTTTTTTATTAATTCGTATGCGCTTCGCATCAAAAGCACTCAAATACAGTCCTTCTAGACTCTTTACACGCGACAGCGCTACATAGGATTGACCGCATTCAAATATTTCCGAGCCAACATCCACTTCGGCCAGCTCCAATGTAGCCCCTTGCGCTTTATGTATGGTTAGAGCCCACGCTAAAATGAGCGGCAATTGCGAGACACCTACTCCCGGTATAGTTTCAGAGGGCCATACATGATACGACATGCTCATCTGATAGCCATTATTGAACCGAACGGTAGGCATACCTTGCGAATTTATACCCATAACAACACCTTGTGCGCCGTTACATAACAAATCGCCATTACTCAGTTCAATGTTCGCTATACACATCACTTGGCTGCCAACTTTTAATTTTACTACTTCATCGCACATTATATTACCTTGTAAATACATTAGCTCCGCATGTATTTGTTCTTTGGTGTATCCTATGCGCGTTATACGATCTTGTGCTGTCATTTCTAAATCAGTATGGTGTTTTATTTCATACCTATGCTCTTCACCACCTAACTTCATCATCTCCACGCTATTTATTGCCTCTACTTTATGCCGTGTTGGGTACAATTTGGTAGGTCGCATAGGCAATTCGCTAGGTATTTCTCTTTCTGAGTGCTGAATAAGTAGCTCATTGGACGACTTTTTAAGGCGGCCCTCCCGCACTTGATTCAAAATAGACTGATAAACGGGGTCGTTTTGCCTAAAAATGTGAAGTAATTGAATATGATTTGCTAATGAAAATGTCTGTAGCCATAACAACGACTCAAAGCAAAAGTTGGCGGTTTCGGGTTCATACTTATTACCAATCGGCGGCAATTGATAGAAATCGCCAGCAAATATGACTTGAATGCCTCCAAATGGACGCGGATTTTTGCGACACGACTTGCCAATCAAATCCAATAATTCAAATATTTTTTGAGACATCATGGATACCTCGTCAATAATGAGGATATCAATTGCTTTCCAGTTTGCTTTTGCGTTGCGGTTCTTTAGAATACGGTTCACGATAGCTTGAGTCGGACCATTGGCAATGCCTATACCAGCCCAAGAATGTATTGTTTTGGCCTTACATTCTAATAACACCGCAGCACAACCAGTTAAAGCGCACACTTGTATATACTTTTCTCGTTTTACAGCATCGGCATAAATTTTGCGAATAAGCGCTGTTTTCCCGGTGCCTCCGGGGCCCGTAATAAATATATTTTCTCCCGCAATATATTTATTATATGCTATTTGCTGTTCTGTAGAAAAGTTCATGTTAGTTATTATGTGATTTTGTATTTAATATGTTACCGAATATATATTTGGAATTATATATTTTCAATTTTATATTATATTGGTTATTTAGTATCTAAATTTAACACAATATATATTATATGAATTTCGACTTGAATATTGGCAACTATAATATTAGGGAACTAGAGGAATTATTTGACTTGGGCGGCGACTATAATATAGAGACCATCAATGAGCGAGAACACAAATTGAGTCAAAATATATCAAAAGATAAAAAGATTGAGGCGGGTCATAAAGCAAATATTCTACAATTTATCGCTCAAGCAAAGCAAATTATAACTAACAATCGGCAGCAGCCGTTTATACCAATGACAGTTACAACAGCGGGAACCAGACACCCCGCAAATAATACAGTCAACACATTGGATTCCATTTACCATTTAGATTATGGTTTAACTAAATCAGAAACTGTAGACGCGGGCAATACTACAATTGTTAAGCAAACCCCTACGCCATTTGTTTACGCATCGGTTAATGACTATAATCGCGGGTCTATCAACCCACTTGATATACAAACCATAAAAAAACATATCAATATTGATACCCGTTTCCGTGAAAATTACTACGCCACTACATCCACCAATTTTCATGTAACTCTACCCCTTAAATTATCAAAAGTGGTCAATTTAGAACTATCAGCGATGGAGCTGCCTAACACATTTTATGCGGTGTCCAAAGTTCTTGGAAATAACACGTTTGTTCTTGAAATACTTGACGAGCCCCGCCTAGTTGTTAGTGTACCCGATGGCAATTACGATTACTTGTCGCTTCAAAATTATTTAAATAACTTTCTCGGTAATCTTGAAGACTCGCCGTACAGCGAAATAGAGTTTTTAGCCGATATTAATAAAACGAGCGGCACAAATAATGGCAGCGGTAAGATGATTGTAGGCAGCAAGTCCGGTGAACTCGCATTTTCTATTAATTTTTTGGTTGATAGTGTTGGAAATGAAGACAAACTAATTCCATTGCCGCTAAAATTTGGATGGTTAATGGGTTTTCGCGCCGGATACTACGAAAACGCACTCACTTACGTTTCAGAAGGAGTAATTGATTTAACCGGACCAAACTACATTTATTTAGTCGTAGACGATTTCAATAACAGCTACGACGATGGGTTTTACGGTTCATTTAATGCATCCCTATTAAATAAAAATATTATGGCGCGTATATCGCTTCAAGGTAGTGTATTTAACTATTCGTCATCCAATAGCAGCAATGTAATCACTAGTAGTCGGCAATATTTTGGCCCAGTAGATATACAAAAACTACAAATACAGCTTTTAGATGAATATGGACGTATTCTAAATCTAAATAATATGGATTACAGTTTTTGCCTCACGTTTCAGACACTATATGACTTTTAAAAATACTAATATTATCATAGTTTTTATATTGTTATAAACTATATGATATTACACATGAATGATACACAAATAAATGATTATATTAATAAGTATTTACCCGTCAAACAAAAAGAAAAGGACAAATATGGCGAGGTGTTTACGCCACCACATCTTATCAACGATGTATTGGATTTGTTTCCAAGCGCGGCGTGGGCCAATCCGCATCTGAAATGGTTGGATCCGTGCGCCGGCGTTGGCTTCTTTATGATATTTGTTTATAAACGGTTGTTACACGGTCTTCAGCAATGGGAGCCCAATTTACAGAAACGCAGCCATCATATTCTCAGTAAAATGATTTACATGGCCGAAATCAATAAGACCAATTGCCGCATCATACGAACCCTTTTCGGCTCAACTGTCAACCTATTTTGCGGCGATTTTTTAGAATATAACCAACCTACCACTACAGAGGCATTCAATTGTATCGTTGGCAATCCGCCTTTTAGCGACGATTATGGCGCCAATAAACAAGGCAAACGCATTTTAGGCGGCAAAAACAAACTGTATGAGCGCGTATTTATCAAGTCGTACCAGTTATTAGATCGGTATGGCTTCTTAGCGTTTATTGTGCCGGCCAATATGTTTTCGGGAAATGGGTCCGCCGCGTATCGCATTTTTCTGGAAAATAGCGTCCCCGTAATCCATTTTGATAACGCAAGTAAAAGATGGTTCCCCACTATTCAGCACGAACTGTGCTACTTTTTATTGGAAAAGACCGACAATAAAAATAATGATTCTACTACGACTATACAACAAAATAATACTAACAAATTTACAATAGTATTAAAGGACCGACCCGTAAATCCTATCATGAACTGGACACCCAAAACAGAAAAACTAATTAACGCATATATTAGTAATGAACGCAACGCAGTCATCTACAATCGCGGCAAGAACAAGTCGGCCTATCGCGGCAGCAAGTACCGCGTAGTATATACGCCTACAACCACTCTAGGGACGAATAATCGCGATTTGGCGGTCGGTCTAGGGCAGCCGAAGGCAATTGTGTTTGCCATTTCGCCGCATTTGGAATACGTAATGGACTACAATGGCGCACTAGGCGTCGGACCAAACACGTTCCTCATTCCGTTCCATACAAAAGCAGAGGGAAACAAATTGGATAAATTCTTGAGAAGCGATGACTACAAGGCGATGGCGCTAGCAACTAAAACGAGCCGGCAATACTTGAAATTGGCCTTTTTGGAGCATTTGATACTAACAAAAATAGATAAAGACAAATATACGCGCAAAAAACGTACTAACAAAAGGGTTATAAAAACGCTGAAAAATAGACATATATAATACTTTGTTAGTATATAAGTATTATATATTATATTTTATATAATGCCTCATAGTAAAAATAGCCAATCAACTATCCGTGACATTACATGCGCCAAAACTATCCACGATATTAAAAACATGAATTCATTAACACCTATTATGATTCAAAATATAGCAACAATGTCACATGACGAAAAAATGAAAGTTATATTAGCTTATGATGATATGATGAGTTGGATGAGAGAATTTATGGGCATGGTAGAATGTACTGGTAAATAGATGTTCTGCGCGTAATATATATTGCGAAATATGTGACTTTGTTAGTGAAGTGGTGAATAAAAGGTGTAGCTCTTCCATTGATTATTTTAAGTGTCCAAATCTAAATATTTTTTAATAATATTCTATATGATAGACATCGGCGATTTATTCCACTATTTAATAGGCATCATCATTGTTAGTTTTTGTATATGGGTTATCGTAAAGATTCACAACTATTTTAGCCGAAATAATATTCCATTGGAACAAATATTGTATCCGAATAGTGTTACAAGTAATATTACACCGACCGAAAAGAAAAATGAGACAAAAACATATTAAAAAATAAATCAAAAATCTCATTCTTTAATCTTTTCTTTCGGTATTTATAACTTTGGTTCTATCACTCGTCTTGTGATATGATTAATGGTTTCCTACAAAATATCGTAGGTCTTTTTCTATGTTGTATCCATTCTTTCATTAGATACAAGATATTTCTACTCCCATTCAAATCTCGGTTCATTAAATGGGAATGAGACGACTTACTACACTTCGTGCAAGTTAGTAATCCGTGTATATTCACCATACCTTCTCTAAATGGTCTTGGGTTTTCTCGTTGTTTGTAATAACATGTTTCTCCTTCTAAACAAAAACTACACATTTTAGATGTTTTGAACTCATCAACAATACATAAATTAAAATGTTTTGCTAATAAATCCTTTAATGATTTGTTTGGTGTAGGCATACAATTTTTCATTTGTTGTGTTTGTTGAAATGAACCAAACCCTATAATAATCTTTTTACCAAATGTTCGTTTTATTTTATTGATTAAAATGCTCTCGCTTTTATGTGTATATGTATGGCTTCTCCATCTTAATTTTCTAAATAATTCTTGTTCGTAATATTGCTGTAATTCTTGATTGATTTTGTTTCTTACTTTCAAATATTCAATAAACTTATCATAATTACAACTCATAGAACAAGTTTGGTTTAATGGTTCTTCTATTTCTTTGATATTATTTTTGTAAAATGATTTCATAATTATTTGTCTTTTCTTTTTTGCGTATGTATCTATTCTTCGTTGCATCTTGGTATATTTTAATGTATTTCCTTTTTCATCTGTCATAAACATAATTGTATTTTTACCTGGGTCTATTGCTACTTTGTTATAATCTTTCAAATTGTTTAATTCTTCATTAGATAATTCAGTTATGTAATCATATTCATCATTACAAGTTGTCTTGTTGTTTTGTGGAATAGTTTTGTCTTTCATATCTACTCTTATAAATACCAAAGAACAACCAACCCCATCAGTAGAAAACATATGATTAAAAATGTATTTATTTGGGTTCATTAGTTTATTTATTTTTTCCATATCAAACAACGAGTTCCATATGAGTTCTTTACTCTCATTCACTTTATCCAATAATTTACCTTGCGTGGTTTTGTGTTTCTTTGTATCAAATAACATGGTAATAAGCGTTTTTGTATCAATATTCATATATTTTGGAATAAGTGTTTTTCGTAAAGGACAAAACTGAAATAATTTCTTTTCTTTTTCTTCTAATTTCAAACTCATATAAATCAACGGAAATAAATAATGCTGTGGGGAGCATTCCAAATCATAATACACATTCTTTTTTATTTTTTCTGGAATAAGAAATGATTTGTTTTCATCTTTCCATAATTTATATTCATTTTCAGATGTGTTAGTATTATTCATTAGGTCATCAAAAATAGTTTTGGTATTTTTGTAAAGTTGTTGTCTTTCTTCTTTGGTTTGATTTTCTTTTTCAAATTGTATATTGATAAATCGTTTCAAATGTTTCGCAAAATGCGTCTTAATATTTGTTTCCAAACAAGTTAAAATAGCAGTAGCCGTATAACCAATTGTATTACCATATTTGGAATAAGATAATTTTTCGCCTTGTATGGTTTGTTTATAATGGTTCTCATAAAAAAAGGT